AATTTAATTATCCACGCGTTTCCGCTTCTCAGCGGTCTGCAATCTATCGCTTCAATGAAGATTTCGCCTGTTTTTGTTCTGGCGGCTACTGAAACCGATACGTTAGTAGCATCGATGCCGTATTTTATCCCGACATATATCTGTCCTGTGAGCTTCGGCATTTTATTAGCTTTAAGATTAGCCCATTCAACTTCGGATATCTCAGATTTCTGATTGTAGGTTACCCATAACCCAAGACGCTGAATATTGAAATCGATATCATCTCCTTCATATTCAGCTTCAACCGACCTTACTGAGATAATTGTCCCTAGCGAGGGATTTGTTTCATACCAAGCTTCTTTATCTTGCGGATCTGTCTGTTTTTCAACTGACCATTCTATCCAGCCGCCTTCATTTCTGTTTTCAAGAACGTTTTTTCTGTATTCCTGAAATTTAGTTCCTGCGGATACGGCTGTCGGCGGTGTGCCTAGATATATCGTCTGAGGATTCTTACTTGCAGATGTGATATAGGTCAGTGCCGTGGCTTGCGCTTCGGTGTATTCCTGAGCTTCATCCACCACAAGAAGGTCATATCCTCTTCCAAGACCTCCGCTGTTGGTTCTGGTTCTGTACTCAATGCGACCGCCGCCTTTGATATAAATATGCTCTTTTCCGCTTGCCCTGTAATAATGTGCTATCGGTATCTTAGCAGCTTTAAGCAAATCTATCATTCTTTCCCATGATGAATGTACGGTGTCTGTCCTGTGAGCTGTATGGAGTATGTTCTCACCCGTTACAAGCCCCCACATTTCACGAGCATATATGCTTTCGGTCTTGCCGTTTCGTCTCGGAACAGCATAGCCGAATTTGATATGTGTCCATGTGCCGTCATCGTTCACAGCCATGATAGGATTTAAAATATTTTGCTGCCACTCAAGCAACTCATTTCCGGTTAGTGCGTACAGCTTTATAGCTTGTCTGCCTTTCGTCTCATTGTATTCACTATATGCGGATTTAGTAGGCGTCTGACGTCCTGTTTTTGCCATGACTACCTCCCTTATCCGCTTATATTATTCTATTGTCCGGTGATCTATTCCTGTATTTCATTTTTTACTCCTCTTGGCTGTCAAGTATTCTAAATAACTGCATTGCAAGTTCTGCAGCTGACAAATCTTGTAAAGCCTCTAACGCTTCCTCAACAACCTCTTTTTTTATTTTCCCGAGGGTGTTTTTCTCATCAATATCCATATATGCGTCTATGTTGTATTCGAGGTTGTTAAGAGCATCAGCTAAACCGCATTTATAACCATAAAAATAATTACGGTCTGCGATATCTTTTATTTTGTCCTCTCTGTAACATGGCTCTTCCGTCAGAGGTTGCATTTCTCCCCATGCTGAGAGCTTCTGATCCGCAAAGCTCTTGTTTTTGTTAAAATTCAGTGCACATCTCAT